AGAAGGCGAAGCAGAAGAAATGTTCGAACCATTAGAAAAAGAACTTGATGCCCTCAAGGCAGAGTTTGCAAAAATGATGGACGAAAAGGACGAAGAGCCGGAAGAAGAATCATTCGAGCCAGAACTAGAAACTGTTGAATCAGAAGAAGAGTTAGAAGTTGAAGAGTCAACATCAAAAGATGCAGACACTTTGATCAAAGAATACTCAGAAATGGTGTCAGATGGTCACGGTGCTGAGAAGATGGGTTCTGAAAAGAACGCAGATCACAAAGCATCACCAGTTGCAAAGTCAAACAAGCCAGTCAACACAGCAGGTGCACACGACTCAAGCACAGGCGGTGAAGGCAAAGGCGGTGTTGGCAAAGCACTGACAGGCGACACAGCAAAAGACATGGGTGTGACAGCAAAAAACGAACCAGGCATCAAGTCTGCGAAGTTGGACAACGCACCTAAGGCACAAGAAAAAGAAGGTTCAGTAGACGGCAAGTCTCCTGTGGCTTCTAAGTAAGGATAGAACATGAAACTGCTGAGAGAAAACTTAACATTTGACCAAGCAAAAGTCATAGTTGAATCTTCAAATGAAGGTAAAGACTTGTACATGAAAGGCATTTGCATACAAGGTGGTGTTAAGAATGCCAATCAGCGAGTCTATCCAGTGTCAGAGATTGCCAAAGCAGTCTCAAAAGTATCCGAACAAATCTCCGGGGGCCAATCAGTCCTCGGAGAAGTTGATCATCCAGAAGATTTAAAGATCAACTTGGATAGAGTAAGCCACATGATTTCAGAAATGTGGATGGATGGACCAAACGGATATGGCAAATTAAAAATTTTACCTACACCGATGGGTAAGCTTGTAGAAACAATGCTACAATCAGGCGTAAAACTAGGCGTATCAAGCAGAGGCTCAGGAAATGTCGACGAAGGCTCAGGTAATGTACACGACTTTGACATTATCACAGTGGATGTGGTGGCACAACCATCAGCTCCCAATGCATACCCAACTCCAATATATGAAGGACTACTGAACATGAACGGTGGCCATCAGATATTTGAAGTTGCACAAGCAGTCAAGCACGACACAAAGGCACAAAAATACTTAAAGGACGGAGTGGTCCGTTTAATTAAGGAACTAAAAATAAAATAGGAGACATAATATGTTAGACGTAATAAAGCAACTCCTTGACAAAGACCTGGTAACAGAGGAAACCCGCACTCAAATCGAAGAGGCATGGGAAGCCAAGTTATCAGAAGTCAAAGAAACTGCCAAGGCAGAACTTCGTGAAGAGTTTGCTCAGCGTTACGAACATGACAAGGCTCAAATGGTAGAAGCTGTGGATCGCATGATGACAGAAGGCCTCTCAAAAGAGATCGCTGAATTCGTGGAAGATCGCAAGCAGTTAGCTGCACAGCGAGTGGAGTACAAGAAGAACATGAAGCCACATATGGAAATGCTTCAAAAGTTCATCTCCACACAACTTGCCAACGAAATGAAAGAGTTGCACACAGACCGAGCACAGATGGCCGAGCAGATCAAAACGCTTGAATCATTTGTGACTTCATCTCTTGCCAAAGAACTCAATGAGTTCGAAACAGACAAGAGATCAGTGGTTGAAACTCGTGTAAAACTGGTCAAAGAAGCAAAACAAAAATTTGCAGAAATTAGATCAGCATTCATCAAAAAGGCAAGCAAGGTTGTTGAAACTATGGTCAGTGAATCCATCACAAAAGAGATGACTCAATTCAAAGAGGACATCAAGACTGCAAGAGAAAACAACTTTGGAAGAAAGATCTTCGAAGCATATGCTTCAGAGTATCTATCTTCATACCTAAACGAGACTTCAGAAGTTCGCAAAATGCAGAAGCAACTGGACGAAGCACAAGCAAAAATTACTGAGAACGAAAAACTCTTAGAATCTACTTCAATCGAAAAGAAAAAGATCGAAGCAGAATACAAGAGAGACAGAGTACTCAGTGAAATGCTTCAGCCATTGTCAGGCGACAAAAGAGAAGTGATGTCCAATCTGTTAGAAACAGTGCAGACAGACAAATTGCAGACAGCTTTCAACAAGTATCTTCCACACGTGATGAAAGATGCCAAGAGAGCTTCAATAATTTCTGAATCAAAAACAGAATCAACAGGCGACAGACAGGCAAAACCTCAGGCAAAAGAAACAACCGAGGAAGTGAATTACTTCCGTAAATTAGCAGGTATTAAATAGGAGAAAAATGAAAATGACATCCGCTATATTAGAAAGCAAATGGCAAGAAACCAAATCAGCACTTATGGAAGGTGTTGATGGTGCAAAAGCCAAATCATTGGATGTGGTCCTTGAAAACACACGCAGATACCTGTCAGAGCAGGCAACAGCTGGAGCAACATCTTCAGGTAACGTAGCAACTCTGAACAGAGTGATTTTGCCAGTGATTAGAAGGGTCATGCCGACTGTTATCGCTAACGAGTTAGTTGGCGTACAACCAATGACTGGTCCAGTTGGACAAATCCACACACTAAGAGTAAGATATGCTGACACAACAACTGGTGGTGCAACAAACATCACAGCTGGTGACGAAGCATTATCACCATTCAAAATCGCATCTTCATATTCTGGTAATGACTCATCACCAGCAAAAGGTGCCGCAACAGCAACACTTGAAGGTACTGCAGGTAAGAAATTGAACGTGCAGATCTTAAAGCAGGTTGTAGAAGCCAAATCAAGAAAGCTATCAGCAAGATGGACTTTTGAAGCGGCTCAAGATGCACAAGCACAGCAAGGCATCGACATCGAAGCAGAAATCATGGCAGCTCTAGCTCAAGAGATTACTGCAGAGATCGATCAAGAGATCTTAACATCATTAAGATCACTAGCTGGTTCAGCGGCAGCATCATTTGATCAATCTGCTGTATCAGGCACAGCAACATTCGTAGGTGACGAGCACGCCGCACTAGCAGTGCTTATCAACCAGCAAGCAAACTTGATCGCACAGCGAACAAGACGTGGCGCAGGTAACTACGCAGTTGTTTCATCTGAAGCATTAACAATCCTACAATCAGCAACAACTTC